CAAACATAGGTAATGTAGGTAAAAACCCTTGTCCGTAAGTGACGTTCATCTCAATTTGCATATTATTCTAGCAATAAGTTGTTGTATGTTGCTGCTTGCGTTGTTACCCAGCTTGTGCCATCTGACACAATGGTTGCCCAATTACCTGCTACGTTATCTAATATGGCTGTACCCGCAGCTCCACCCGCCCTTGATACCACATTACTAGACGCTGACACTAATAGTTGATTCTGATAGTTAATAAAATATAAAACCCGCCCTGTGTTAGCCGATGGCGACGGTAGCGTAACCGTGCAAGTAGAGCCTGTTTTATTGTTTATTAACCATGTATCTGTAGATGCTACACTAAAATTTGCCGTTTTGGTAACTGGTGCGTTTGTTGTTATGGTGCCGTTAGTTGCTACGCTAATTGAACCTGTACCATTAGTAATGGCTATTCCTGTACCCGCCGTCAACGTGGCTTTAGTCAGGGTATTCCCTGTTGTGTTACCAATTAATAGTTGACCATTGGTGTACGTTGTTTGTCCTGTACCGCCGTTATCTACGTCTAGGGTGCCAGCAAGCGTTACGGCGCCTGTAGTAGCCGTATTAGGTGTTAAGCCTGTTGTACCACCGTTAAACGACAATACGCCTGTATTGGCAACGGTGACGTTGCCTGTTGCGCTTGATACTGAAATACCTGCACCTGCCACGTTAGACAATACGCCTGTGTTAGCAACACCGATAGTTCCTGCGCCGTTAGTAACGCCAATGCCTGAACCCGCAGTTAAAGTGTTTAAAACATATTTCCCGCCTGCTGTATCGCCAATTAATAATTGCCCATTTAACGGGTAGTCACTTAGCCCTGTACCGCCATTGGGTATTTGAATAATACCTAAATTAGCGCCTACAATCGTGTAAATGTTGTTAAAAAACCTAAACCATTCCCGTGACATTAAACCTGTACGTGGATCTATTAACTCAACTCTAGGCGCAGGAATCTGCGTAATGTTAATTGGATCAGGCATTAGTTGGTGACAACAGTATTTCAGCGTTGGTAATTGCTATTTTTACTGGGTCGGTGCCTGATACTTCATAGACACGATCACGTAACTTCTGTGTCATACCAAGCCGACGCCAAAAAGTACGAAAACCATACTGACCAATTTTACCCATTGACGACCAATGTTCGTTTGACCATGTGTGGCCTGCATCGTCTGACCAACGCAACATGGCTTGAGGATTATAACCAGGCGCTGCTGAATAAGCATTAGTAGCTAAAATATAACCGCTATAGTCAGGGCTTGCGTTAGTACCTAAAAGTTCAAACCCATCATTTGATTCGGTAGTTAAATCTAATCCAGCCTGTGTAATTAAATTTGTTTGTACAAATTCAGCAATAATTTCTTTACCATCTTCTGTTGCTATATCTTCCGACTCATACGCGGGGTATTGTTCTAACCCAACGCCTGTCTCGGCATTGAGCTGTAAAGTATGCTGGGAGGTACGTTTAAAGTTATTTTGCCCTGGCATTAACGCTCGCCATGAACGTAACCATTTTTGAGGTTGCCCATTATCTGCATAAGTTTCTAAATCAAGCTGATAAATATTGCCGTTTGCGTAATCGCCAACAATAATAGTACCGCCAAAGTTACATTGATTATTGCTACGGTGTCTTGTAAAGTCGCCGTCAATAAAGCCTGCTCGTTCATGCCATGCTTGCGTAGATACGTCATAAACCCACGTAGCGTTGCCTGTTGGAAAGCTAATCACATAGAACGCATGGCCGTCTTGTTGGTATGTATACGCCACCGCGTCAGCTATATTGCCGTACTGTTGTATTTGCCATTCAATTGCATGGGTAGAAACCCGAACGCCTGTGTAGCCGTTAGCACGGTAGACAATACCTTGACCACGGGCATCTGTGCCTAACCAAAATAAACCGTTATCTAATTTAGCAACTGAAAATGGTGCAACGCAACCAATTTCATTAAAAGCACCTTGAATACGCGTAAGAGGAAAATCGGCTGCGCCTGAGTCATACCAAACTTCTACTGAATCCGTACCAAACACCCATAGCTCACGGTGATCCGATATAAGAGCAACCACGCCGTCAGGCGAACCTTCAGCACTAGCAAAGTCTAGCGGGTCAACAGATGTACCGTCTAGCAACTGTGAAACCCATATCTTTTGGCTATTTGGTTCGTTAAACACAAAATAGCCATCTAAGTACGATACAGTTACAGCACCAGGGAAATCGATATCTGTAATTTGTGCAAACACGTTAGTTACTTCGTTGTAGATGAAACCGTTGGGGTTACACGCTAAGAATATTTGTGTACCATTATCAGCAATAGATACAGGGCCTGTACCTGATACGTTACCTAAAAGTGTTGGTGTAGCTGTAGTGCCTGTTAGCTTATAAAATCCTTGCCCTGATACTACATAGAAATCTGAACCATTTGTTTGATGCGCCCATAATGCACGAATAGGGCCAGTACCTACGCTTTGTAAAAACTTTAATCCAGGCGCGCGCTGTAAAAACCCTGTTTCTTCCCCTTCAGTTACAACTTCAGGAAAAAGGTTAACCATACGGGCATTTGCCGCATTAACGCTACGTGCAACATACGATTGACCTAAAATCGGGGTTTTCATTGTTTATGCAGCTACACCCTTAATTACTGCAAAATTGAATACAGGCGTTTCTGTAGTCGTGCCACCTGTAGTTCTAAAGGTAATGTTAAAACTACCCGCAGCAACAGCAGTAACCATTAAATCATACAGATCAGTACCTGATTTCTGATTTAAAATAATTACATCAGTCGCAACAACGGTGCTATTTGTTACCGTAAAAGTTGCGGCGGTTGTTGTTCCTGCTGCGCTAAACAACGTAATTGCCCCAGTTGTTTTGTTCAGCGTTACCCCTGTAGTTCTACTAGTTGCTTGTGTAACCGTACCGCCAGCTCCAGTTGCATAGCCTACGCCTGCTGTGCCAGATGAAGTAATTGCGCCAGTTGTAGCCAAACTTGTACCTGTAGCTGCGCCGATTACAGGCGTAGTTAACACCATACTTGTTGATGTACAAGCAGAAATATTGCCTGACGCTACGGTGCCTAGCGCAGGAGTTACTAATGTAGGACTAGTAAATAAATTGGCTACAGATAGTTGTTTGGTTGTGCTAGTAGAGGCTTGCACAATTGGCAATACATCAGCGCCAGCTTGGGAAGTCGCAACAGGTAAAGCTGAAATAGCAATCGTAGCCATGATTTATCCTTAATAATTTCCTGCAAATATATTGTAACGCTGGCGCGTGCCAACGATACTGTACGGTAATGACATAATGTCATCTGGGTTGTTAATACGTTTTAGGTTGCGTTTAGACGTCATTGCAATTCGTGATACTTGTGGGCTTGGCTCAACGCCAAATTCGGCAGCAAACTCGCACGCCAAGTTATATTTAAAGGCACGTAAATAGCCTGGAGGAAACAATATATCAGTCGCAAGCGTAGCTGGCTGTGTTAATTCGTCAACCGAAATAAAATGCCATTCCAACACTTTAGTAGGCTTAGGATAGACATACATCTCAATATCAGGGTATGACATATTAATCCATATTACTTGCGGGTAAGTGCTAGTAACTGTTTTAACAGCGATACCATCATATTGCTGTTGGTTGATAATCTTAATACCAAATGAAATGTTGTTGGCAGGATCACGAAAATACGTGGCATCGTCTATTAAAACAGGGCGGTTACCTACAAAATCACCTGAAGGCCCTAGCGTTCTACTTAATACATTAGGTGGCCAACTAAATACTTGGTCTTGCGTAGAAAATATTGATAAACGCTCAGTATTCCACGAATCAATCATTTGATTTAAAGCGGTTAAAGCATCTTGCGATGTGGCGGCGGATGGCGTTTCACCTTCAGCCAATACCCCTAATAGACGTAGCGCCCCATTAATTTGATCGTTGGCGGTATAAATTGCCATAACTCACCCTTTACTCGATAGTTTTACGACGTCTTTTTACTTCCAATGTATTGACAGGAGCCGCAATCACTTCTTCTTCAGATGGCGTATTGTCAGTATAACGCACCCAGCCATTTTGTTCATCATATTCTGCTTCTTGTTCCATCGTAGCAACTTTACTGCCGTGGTCAGGATGTTTTAAATATATAGTCATGTTTGTATTCGGTAGGGGGCGTACTGCCCCCTAATTTTAATTAAAAATAAATTAAGCCTGTGCAACGTGAATAGTTGCAAAATTTAAAGTTAATGCTTCACTTAAACTACCTGTACTTGCGTTTGTAATTACAATAGTAAATGAACCCGCAGCAACTGTAGCAACAGAAAGTAAATACGTTCCTGCGGTAGCAGCGCCGCTTGCTATTGCAACAACTGGTACATCATAAGCACTTATAGCGCTATTAGTAACAACAAAAGCTACTTCGGCAGCAGCCGCCAATGCAGCGTTATTAGTCACAATTTGACCAACAGATGCGTTAATTGTTACGCCTGTTGATTTACTTGTAGCTTGTGTAACGGTTGACGGTGCTGTACTACTTGAGCCAGTATTGTAACCAATTTGACCTGTACCAGCCAAAGCGTAGATATTACTTGAACTTTTTAAATCTTGATCTTCAAAAGCTACGCCCATTGATTTGGTATTACCCATAATCTATTCCCCTATAAAATCCCCGCCGAAGCGGGGGATTAATATTAACCAGCTACGCGATAGAATACATAAGTTGCATCAGCAGTCTTACG